GTTTTAAACCCGGCGGCAAAGAGCTGATCGCGCTGCGGGAGATCGGCGGGCAGTGGGTTATCTTCCTCGGCCTCGGCAGGCGGCAACACAATTACAAAGCCCCCACTCATAAGGATGGCTGCATTTTTAGCCGTTACATAGCCGATATCACCTTCGGAATATGCGAAGTTCCAGTGTGCTTTCAGCCATTTTACTTTAATCATTTTCTCTTCCATTGCTTCGGGGATTTTAAAATGAGAGCCGCCGGAACGGCCCTCACTCTACCTAAACTAATCAAACCAACCTTTGAAAAAAACCTGCTATATTCCTGAGAGGGCATCCTTCATAGCTGCGAAGCTTGCAGGGTGCTCGATACCTACATCGTAGAAGGCGTTGAGTATTAGATCAACCTGGTTGAACTTGGCGGAGGTGTAAGGATCGACTGTAAGATCGAGAGCTCCAAACTGTGCCAAGATCATTTTATTCCAGTTTCCGAATATGATTGCTGACGAAAGGCTCTGATTTCCTTTTGTAAGTGTATCGGAGATAAGAGTTGTTACGGCTGCATTATAACCTACCAGCATGTTTGGTTGCAAGATATTCCATACCCTTTCAGGATGTCCGCTCTCGATTGCTGTAACCATAAGCTTATAACGGATCTTCGGCGAGGTAAGGAAGGCGAGTGCACCAAAGTCGGCATCGTCGATAGCAACCTCTTTTATAAGCTGAAGTATATGCAGAAGTGTAGGAGCAGCGCCATCGGTGCCACCGGCTACGTTACCAATACCTGAAGTTGCAAGCAAACCCGTAGGAGCATCGGAACCGCCGTGTATTGCAGCACGCTGAAGATGTACGGCTGTAGCCTGAATAAGAGCATCCCATACTTTCTGCTCAATAGCTGCACTCTCCTGGATAAGAAGAAGCTTGCTGAGAGGAACATAGTTAGTTATCCTTTTAGGAGTAAGGGAGACCTTGTTGAGTGCAGCGCCAGCGTCGGAAGCTTCGTCGTTTTCAGCATCGAACTTTACAGCGGGCTTTGTTGAAAAGTACGGAAGATCGACATTACCGGTAAGGCCCGAAAGTGTTTGCGCTCCCAGGGGAACGAGAACAGTTTTTGCCCAAACGGCTTCGAGGAAGTTACCGATTTGAGTAGGAACTACAGGCGAACTTGCAGCCCCGAGTACTGTACGGTTAACAACCTTATGCTGCAGTACCTTCTGCGAAATACCCAGACCGCCAAGTCCGTTGATGTTTGCCATTTCGCGGCATGCTTCGTCCTGCATCTCCTTTTCGATGCCTGTAAAGTTCTGACCTGCCATGTACTCGCGAATAGCTTTCACGATTGAATATTTGTTAATATCCTTCTCGTCGCCTTTTGAAATAGCCTCGGGCTGCTGACCTGCGCGAACGCGCTGATGGTTTTCAATTTCCTCGGCAGTGCGGATCTCGTCGGAGAGTCCTTTTACCTGGTTACGAACTTCGCTCCAGCGGTTTTTCTCGTCCGCTGTGAGCTCAGCCTTGTTGGCTAAAACATCCATTTCAGCCAGAAGGCCTTCTCTCTTGTTTTTCAATTCGAGTGATTTCACTTCTTTTGTGGATTAATTAAACATATTAAGAATTAGCCTTTAAGGCTGATAATACTGCTTTACGCGATTCCTGCATTCGTGCCAGGTGATCGGCAACGGCCTGCGGATCGGCGAGGAGCTGCTCAACCTGGCGGGGATCCTTGTTTTTTATTTCAAGATCTTTACCATCGAGCAGGGTGAGAATATCGCGAACGGTGAGGTTTTCGATTTCGCTAAGGCGGAATTTACCACCAAGTTCGCGCCAGGCGTACATGAATGCAACATAACCCTGTTCGCGCAGGAGGCGCATGTTGCGCTTACCGGCATCGGGGTTTGAAGGAATGTTAACAATACTCCACTCAAGCAGCTGCTGCCCCTGGAAGAAATATGTTTCGTTTGTGCGGCCCTCGGCCTCTTCGCCTTCGCCGTAATTACCCTGACCAACTTCGATAAAGCCAACAGAGCTACGGGAGAGAGATCCAAAGAGAACTTTACGGAATATCTTTTCGGCGAGCGGGTTAATATCGGCAGGCTCGAACTGAACAGCGCCGGTTAGCGAACGATTGCCTGCAGGACCTTCGACCTGAGGGTTAATGTCTTTACCGATAATAAAATCGGGGTTGGGCTCGGTGCACATGCCTCCCGAGAGGTTATGCTGGTAGCCGACAACGGGGTTGGAGCGGTATGCTGCCAGATCCCAGCCATCCTGGTTTAAAATTGTGCCGTGGCGGTCCTTTGTTGATGTTGAGTTAACAAAAGGAATTATGCGGCTTTCTTCAGCATCGGGAGCGGCAACGCCCCGTGTTCCGAATACAAGGTTACTTATTGGCATTGTCGGGAGAATTATTATTATCGGAAGAATTATCGGACGGTGTGTTTTCGGTTTTACCAGGCTGGTTTCCGATTATGTTGGCAGGAGTATAAAACTCAGAGCCGCCAGGGCGTGGGTTACGGTTGAGAAGCGCACGACCTTCGTCGGGGCAAAGAACACCGCTCAACACCATTTCTTTAATGTGAGCTGTAACGGATGCAAGATCGCCGCGGAGCAGGCCATCGAGATTATAGCGAATGTTTATTTTATTACGCTCGGCGGGCAGGAGAAGCTTTTCTTCGAGCTCAATTTCCTGACGGCGCAGAATAGGGCGAAGGGTATATTTTACAAACGAGATATCCTGCTGTTCCATGTTGCTGAACGTGGATCGCGACAGATCGCCAAGCATGTGAGGGGGCAGGTTGAACCAGCGGGCGACATCCTGTATTGAGAACTGCCGGGTTTGAAGGAACTGGGCAGCATCGGGGGCAATGCCCAGGGCTTTATATGTCATGCCATACTCGAGCACGGGGGTTGTGTGATCGCCCAGCTCGCCCGAGTAGAACTGATCCCAGCGTTCTTTCCAGGCTTTAAACTGCTTATCGTCGAGATGACCGGTTGCTTCAATAACCGATTTTAAATTACCGCCTTTTTTAAAAAAGCGGGCTCCAAATTTTTCAGCAGCCAGGCCAAGGCCGATATTATCTTTAGCAACAGATATAGGACCACGGCCCCATAGACCTGTTTGTGTGAACATTTTATAATGAACAACCTCCTCGGAAAAGAACCGGCCTTTAATGCCAAGATCGCGGTCGTTAACATCGTAAAACACTTTACCATCGACAAGCTTCACCTTTACCGATGAAGGATGAACAGGCATAAGCGAAGTTGCGCGGCCGGTTGCACGGTTATCGATAACAGAAATACCATTCCCCCAACCCTGGAGCCAGTCGTTCATAAGCTCGTGCCACGTGAATGAGTTCATCAAAACGTTTGGGCGCTGAAGAACTTCCTTTATAGGGTGATCGATACTGGTACGGTTACTGCCTTTTGTTTCGAAAACTTCGATAGGTAGAGAAGCGGGGAGTTCGGAAAGGATGCGGCGGGCGAGCCATACGGCTGAAAATTTAAGGCTTGTTTCTTCGGTTACACTTACACCTGAATCGGAAGCGCCACCCATAAGAGCGGAGAAACTACCCTGCAAGGCCGGAGCGCTGCGGGTTTGCGGATTGCGGAAGGCGTTTATACGATCGGAGAAAGTAACCTTTTTATCTGCCATTTTATTTCATAGACGAAATAAGTACTATTGTCGACTACAAAATTCTGCATTGTTTTTGGGTTATTACCGGAACATTGTTGACGAGATTCGTCATCATTGTTGACGAGATTCGTCAACAGTGTTGACAGGTTTTAACATAATGCGGCACGATTGTTGATAAAAAAGCCCCTCGTAATGAGGGGCAAAAGGAGCCGCCGGGGACCTGCTTTTTTAACCGGTAAGATAAT